CGCCAAGGGTGACATTCTGAAAGCGGCGGGTTACAACGCTCCTGCTCGGAACGCTGCACGGGGAAACATCATTGACGGTGGTTATACCATCCGGTGGACCGGGCCCCTGTATCTGAAATAAATTGAAAATAGTGCATTTTCTTCTTGACAAATCCATCTGAGTGTGGTACTATTAGGTATAGTGAAAAGAGAGATTGTTCGTTATGATACTTCACGTTAAAGGTTCCAATAAGGCGGTTCGCAGATTGATAGAATCTGCCGCTTGGTTCTATGCTGAGAAATTGATGGGTAAGAGACTTATTGAAAGTCTGGAAATTACCATCAATCTCAAGAAAAATCTTCTTTCTAAGGAAGGCTACGAAGGAACAGCGATATGGGAGGATGATGGTTACCGTCCCAAAGAGTTCACTATCGAAATTGATTCTACCGTAAAAATTCGGAATATTCTGATTACTCTTGCTCATGAAATGGTTCACATTAAACAGTGGGCAAAAGATGAGATGTATGAGTATATGAATGTAACGGGGATGGTTCGGTTTAAGGGTGAAAAGGTCCATATGGAAATAACTGATTATTGGGATTATCCTTGGGAGATAGAAGCCTTTGGTAAACAGTTAGGTTTGTTTGTTCGGTTCTGTGAACATATGGGTTTTGAACGTGAAGATATGAAAGAGGAAGCATAATGCCTAATTTACTTAAAAATCGTGAGACTGCTATGGAAAAGTTGTCGCCTCGTTTGTTGGATTATCTGCGAAATGTGATTGATACTCCTATTGATGGTAGAGGTTTAGACTCTGAAATTGCTCGAAATATGAGAATCTCCCGTAGCTGTGTTTATATTTACAAAAAAATGATTGCAGAACGATTGACAAGGAAAGAACTTTTGGAAGTTTGTGATGAAATTATGAAGGAGGCTGCATAATGGGTGAGTATGAGTGCTGGAACTGTAATGAGATTTTTGAGTTGGATGAACCACCTTATGATGGTTTTGAAATTTGTGATGAGTGCAGAGCAGAAGTAAAGGAAGCATAGTGGCGTATAAAATTAGGCTGGGTGGAACAAATGAATTTGTGTCGGGGATTAACCCACACGCTTCTCACTGCTATCCGCCTGGTGAAGTGAAATTTGTAGAGGGTTGGAGTAATCCAGCTGCTATAGTTTTTCTCACAAAAACCTCAGCTGAGAGGGCTAAGGATAGGGTGTGGGAAATAGAAGGTTTTCATACAACGATTGAGGAAATGATATGAGTAAGATGAAAAATTATATGATGGACATTGAAGAGTTTTGCGATGACTATTTCCATGCTGGGGCACCTTACGGAGTTACGCCTTCAGCTGAAGAAGTTGCAGCAGATGCTGAAAATCACTTTAATTCCAAGATGGCTGGAGATTACGCTGAGGAATACACCACTAAAACTCTTGGTGAGCTTTAGTGAATCTTGCTGGAATAGTTTTGGCAGGAGTTGTTTCAACTGCTGCCATTCAAACTCAACAGGTTCCAGATAGGGCTCCAGAGTGTCTTGCTCTCAACATGTATTATGAAGCCAGAAGTCAAGGAACTGCTGGTCTTTTTGCTGTATCTGCTGTGGTATTAAATCGTGTTAATGATAAACGATTTCCTAATAGTGTATGTGAGGTTATTGAGCAAGGCCCTATTAGAGAGAGTTGGAAAACTCGGCAACATAAAAATTTACCAGCAAGTGAACGAAAATATTACCCTATAAAAAATAGGTGTCAGTTCAGCTGGTTCTGTGATGGAAAAAGTGACACGCCCCGCAATAAAAAAAAGTATCAAGAGTTACTTGACTTATCCAAATCAATCATGTATAATGAGATATCATTTGTAGATATTACAGATGGTGCTTTGTTTTACCATGCAGATTATGTAACGCCTGGATGGGCAAAAACAAAACAGAAAACTGTGGAAATACAAGACCACATTTTTTATAGATGGAACGATAAATGACATTTGATGAGTACCAAAAATTTGCACGATCAACAGCAATCTATCCAGAAGACTGTAAGGTAACATATCCTACACTTGGTTTGTGTGGAGAGGCTGGTGAGGTTGCAGAGAAGGTAAAGAAGAATATTCGGGATGGTAAATCTCTGGATGGAGTCGGACTAGAACTAGGTGATGTACTTTGGTATATCTCTGCTCTTGCTGATGACCTTGGTGTAACACTAGAAGAGATTGCACAAGCTAATGTTAATAAGTTGCAGTCAAGAAAAGATCGTGGTAAAATTGGTGGTAGTGGAGATAATCGATGAGACACATTGAAATATCGTTAATGGAAGATGGAGAATTATCTATTGATGGCAAAACCAAATCGGCAGGGAATATAGAAATTTGGGAGTTTGTGGATGGTGAATGGGTGGGTGGTGGTTATGCTACCTATGATAATCTTGTAGAGAAAGTGAAAGAGGCATTAGAAGAATGAACATATTCTACCTAGACCGTGACCCTGAGATTGCTGCACAGATGATGTGTGACAAGCATGTGGTGAAGATGATACTGGAGAGCGCACAGATGCTCTCTACCGCTCATCGTGTCCTTGATGGTGATGAATATGCTGATAGAGTAGGGTTGTACAAGATGGCTCACAAGAATCATCCAAGCACCATCTGGGTTAGAACCAATTCAAAAAACTATGAATGGTTGTGGGAACATATGGAAGCTCTGATGACAGAGTATACATATCGTTATGGTAAACATCATGCAACAGAAAGATTAATTCATACTCTGTGGGAACATCCTAAAAATATTTCTCATGGTGATGGTGGATTCACTGACCCGCCCATGTGTATGCCAGATCATTGTAAGGATGAGGATACTGTATCTGCATATCATAAATACTATATAATGGAGAAGTCAAACTTTGCAACTTGGAAACGTAGAGATAAGCCGGAGTGGTTTAATGAAGAAAGAAAGTTCGCTTAGAATGGATAGAAATTGGATGGTTGGTATGGGCGGTAAGCCTATCAATCGTTCAGATATTCTTATGAGAGAAGTTGCAGAGATGCAAAAATCTTTACATGTTTTGCAAATTAGACAAATGGAACTTGTTGAACTTGTGAATAAATTAAAAAATAAAATAACACTTTTGGGTGGCGATCCAGAACAATTGGAGATAGAGTTTTAATGCCAACATATACATTTATGGATAATATTACAGGGTTTGCTTTTGATGAATTTATGGGTATGAGTGAGAGAGAAACGTATCTAAAAGACAATCCTCATATTAGCCAAGTTCCAGTTATGTTTGCATATGTTGGCGATCATATTATGGGTGCTGGACCAAAATCAGATAGCGGATTTAATGAACGTATGGAACAGATTGCAAACTCACATCCTGGCTCGCCTTTAGCAGATAAATATGGTGGTACTAAAAATAAATCTCATAAAGAAATTAAAACAAGAAACGTATTGAAAAAACATAAGGTGATATAAATTAAAATGGCCAGCAAAAAGAACAAAGAGATCAATCATACCAATCTTGTACCTGTCAAACCAATAACTGATAATCAAAAAGTGATTTTTGAATCTTGGAAAAAAGGAAAAAACCAATTTTTATTTGGCGCTGCTGGTACAGGTAAAACTTTCATATCACTATATCTTGCATTAAGAGATGTATTGGATTTAAAGAAATCTTATGACAAAGTAGTGCTTGTACGGTCACTTATTCCTACCAGAGAAATTGGATTTCTACCAGGCGATGAAGAAGATAAGGCTGCATTGTATCAAGTGCCGTATCAGAATATGGTGCAGTTTATGTTTGAAATGCAGAATGAGCAACAATTTAATAATCTATATGATAAACTAAAAGGTCAAGGCACATTATACTTTTTATCAACTTCTTTTCTAAGGGGGTTGACATTTGATAATACAATCATTATAGTAGATGAATGTCAGAACATGAACTTTCATGAACTGGACACAATTATTACCAGAGTTGGTCAGGATTCAAAGATTGTATTTTGTGGAGATTTTGACCAAACAGATTTAGTTAGGCAAAATGAGAGAAATGGTCTACATGACTTTTTACGAATTTTGTCAGAAATGGAAGAATTTAATTGCACAGAATTTACTATTGGAGATATTGTTCGTAGTGGTTTTGTTCGCAGTTATCTTATTAACAAAATCAAGCTTGGCATAGGAATAGAATAATGGATTTGAATAAATTACAGGCAGAATTAGAAATAGATGAAGGTTGTATGTATGAAATATATCTTGATCATCTTGGGTATGCTACTTTTGGCATTGGCCATTTGGTTCTTGAGTCTGACCCAGAATATGGTTGGGAAGTCGGATCGTCCGTTGACACTGTTAGAGTCCATGAAACCTTCGAGTCGGATATCGAAACAGTCTTGTCTGACTGCAATAAGTTATATTCAGACTTTGAAGATTTGCCGGAAGAAGCTCAAAGAGTGATTGCCAATATGATGTTCAATATGGGCCGACCTCGCTTGAGTAAATTCAAGGGTATGAAACGTGGCGTTGATGCAAGAGATTGGAACGCAGCAGCAGATGAGATGGTTGACAGTGCTTGGTATCGCCAAGTAACCAATCGAGCAGATAGATTAGTTGAGAGAATGAGAAATATATAATGCCGACAAAATTTAATCATGTACCAGTGGAATTACCAGAACTAAAAACAGTAACAATAGATCGAAAAAGATTCTATGTAACACCACAAAATAGTTATTATCCATCGATTACAACAGTTTTATCAATTCGAAGTAAAGAGGGATTGATGGAATGGCGTAAGCGTGTAGGTAATGAGGTGGCCAACTATGTTGCGGGTAAAGCGGCAGCAAGAGGAACCAAAGTTCATCATATGTGTGAGGATTATCTAAACAATCAACATACAGAATGGCCTGATAAATGGAATAGACATAAAAAAGACTTTCTTCCTTGGTGTATATTTGGTGAATTAAAAAATAAAGTTCTGGGCAATATTAATGATATATATGCTCAAGAATGTGGTTTGTATAGTGATAAATACAAGGTAGCGGGCAGAGTTGATTGCATTGCAAAGTACAATGGGGTGCTTTCAATTATCGACTTTAAGACATCGACAAAAGTACGATCTGATGATTGGAACGAAAATTACTACATTCAATGCTCTGCATATGCAGAAATGTTTACTGAAAGAACAGATATAGAAGTTTCACAAATAGTGATTTTAGTGGTAACAGAAGATGGAACCGTCCAAGAATTTATCAAAGAAAAATATGAATATTTGGATGCTTTAGAGGCCTCCGTTGCAGAATGGGGAAAACAAAATGAAACAGATAGCAAAGGCCACCCACTTATTTATCGCTAGTGGTATATTATTTTTAACATTATTAATACCAACCATTGCTTCATCTGAAGAAAAACCTTTGACACCAGTACAAAAACCTGTATATTGTGGTGACGCTACTGAATTATTAAATGTTCTCACTAAAAAACATAAGGAAGTTCCTATTGTAATTTTTAATGATCAAAATGGTACTCAAAGCCAAGTTATAATTTTTGTAAATGTAGAAAAAGGGACTGCTTCTGTTGTAGAAAATATGCCTAATGGATATGGATGTTTAATAGCATCTGGTTTTGATTTAATGATTGTTCCAGTAAAAGAAGCTTCTGGCACTTGATTTTTTTAAAAAAGGTATTGACAAAATACATTTGATGTGGTATAAATAGAGTACAGTTTGATGATACGGACTGAAAGTTGTACAGGACTTGGGGGCAGTACCCAACGCCTCCACCAAAAGGAGATTGGTATGATTATACCAGTAGAAATTCTAGGAGATTCTGATGAAGAACCCTCTAGTAAAAAAAGTTTCGGTGGTAATGTTTAAGCTTTATATTCTTTGGAGTATATGTGCGGACTTACTATTAATTGCTGGTATTGTTGCTCTTTTACTTGGATATGGTAAAATCTCTTTTTGATGGGGGCGAAATAGGATCGACTGGCAGTGTATAGGAAAGTGGAGAATTGTGGATTGGACGCCTTATAGTCCATTATAGTAAATGCGAACGATAATTTTGCATCTCAAGATTACGCACTAGCTGCGTAGTTGGATAGGGTTTCGGTGGGTTTCCTAGTAACAGAATAACCCATCACTTTATTGAAAAAAAGGGTTGACAAATAACTATTATTATGTTATACTCTATAAACAATGTCACTGATGATATTGTCATCATCTTGAAAGGATGAATTATACTATGGTTACTACTACACAGACCTCTAAGGTCGCTAATGCACTAAAGAATGGTGCAGAACTTACCGCAAAACAGATTTCAGCACGTTATGGTGTTAAGAATGTTCGTGCGGTAATCAGTAAGCTTCGTACAGAAGGTTATTCTATCTATTTGAATAAGCGTGTATCGTCTTTTGATGGTGAAACCTATATGAAGTATCGTTTGGGTACACCACGCCGTGCTGTTGTTGCTGCTGGTTATGCCGCTCTGCGAGGTGCGTAAAGAAGTACATCGGGTGATGCCGTAATACATCCGTGGGGGGCCATGGTTAGCCCCCCAACTTATTCTATTATGAAGGGCGACAATGATACCAATGGCATTAATCACAACAAAAAATTTTACAATTGAAATAGAGAATATCGCAAAAGAGAAGCATATCACTCATATGGATGCTGTTTTACATTATTGCGAACAAGAGGGAATTGAACCTGAGTCTGTCAGCTCTCTTATCTCAAAAGGTCTTAAAGAAAAGATCGAAGCAAATGCAAGAGACTTAAATTTCTTACCAAGGCAAGCACAACTACCAATCTAGACAATGGAACCGATTGACGTTTATTTGATGTATTGTGCTATGAAAGCACATTTCAGTAAGAATGATTATGACTTCTTAACTTACAAAGGTAAGAGTCGTGTACCCAGAAACTCGTTCTATAAACGTAAGGACAGATTTTTCTTTGCCAGGCTTTCCAAAAAATATGAAGACCATGAGGACATTAAGAACTATCTAGTTGCTAATTTCATTGTGGATAAACAAGGTTATGTTGCAAATTTTAATGATGAAAATTATGAGATTTGGAAAGAGAAAAGAAACAATTTCTATGACATATTCGCTGAAGAAATTCGTCCATTTGTAAAGAATTTTAATCCAATATTTGAAGTAAAAAATTCTGAACACCCACTTATCCTAAAAGAATATCTTGGCAAAAGAGTATCACTTGAAACTCTTATCATTCTAGATGAGCTCGTAGGATTCACTAAAACTTGGAACAATCGTATGGCAGAGGATTACATATGGTACGATCTTAAAAAACTTATGAAAAATTACAAAAGGTTCTTGACAATTGACAAGAATTGTTATAGAATACAATTATTGAAACTCATAGAGGAGTCTAGTGATGAGTAGTAGTGAAGGACAAGAACGTAATGAAGCGTTCTTGGAAAATGAAGTTCAAGTGCTGACACGCAGAGTGAAAGCACTTGAGTGGGAGTGTGCAGAGTTGCAGCAATCTAACTCTGAATCGCAAGAGCGAGTTAAAAAGCTTGCATCTCGTCAACCGTCCTGGCCGAAGGGATTTCGCCCACAAAGGCGACATAACTCAACCCAGAGTCGATAAATGGTTTGCCGGAGTAGCTCAGTTGATAGAGCAATTGATTTGTAATCAATAGGTCGGGAGTTTGAGTCTTCCCTCCGGCACCATTTAGTTAGGAAATTACATGAAACAGGTACAAGAATGAATGATATAACATCGGCGGTAAAGAAATTTTATAATGAAATGCCCTTCAATATGCATAAATCCATGGACAGCATCAATCAATTATTAGAAGAAAGCTCTCCATTGGACATGTTTCCAATTTTGAAGAAGTTGGATTTGAGTAACAGTTCTATTATTGAGGTTGGTTGTGGTGTGGGTTGGTTTACTAATTTTTTGGCATATCATTTCAAACCTAAGAAATTGGTAGGATTAGATTTTTCAGTTACAGCTATAGAACGTGCCCAAGAAGATTCTAAAAAATTAAATACAGACGTACAGTTCATGGTTGCCGATCTTTTTGAGTATCAACCACCCGAAGAGGCGTTTGATATCGTAATTTCCAATGGTGTTTTGCATTGTACCAAGGATTGTTTAGGTGCTGTTGAATATCTTTGTACGAAATATTTGAAACCGGGAGGACACATTTGTTTAGGATTGTATCATTTGTATGGTAGGAAACCGTTTCTTGATCATTTTGCCGCCATGAAAATATCAGGAGCCTCTGAAGAAGAACTGTTTGTTGAATATTGTCGATTACATTCTAATTTTGATGATGAAACATATATAAAATCATGGTTTCGGGATCAAGTATTACATCCATATGAAACTCAACATACGGTGCAAGAAATTGCTGATGTATTCACAAAAAATGATGTTAAATTAAAGTTTAATTCGGTTCCATATAAAAATGAACACAAGATGTCAAAGATAGGACGGCAGCACCTTGCGGAAGGTAATTATTTCCCTGGTTTCTTTACTTGTACAGGTAAGAAGAATATATTATAAGGAAAATTACATGAAACAAATTATTATTATTTTGTCAGTATTGATGTTAATAAGTGTTGCACATGCTGATACCAAAGTAAGTGGTGAGAAGATTTTTAAGAGATGTGTAGCTTGTCATTCGTTTACAAAGAATAAGATTGGTCCATCCTTGGGAAATATAATTGATGAGAAGGCTGGTTCCGTAGAAGGATTTAAATATTCCAAGGCAATGAAGAAGTCTGATATAGTTTGGAATGATTGCTCCTTGGATAGTTTTTTGAAGAAACCAAGAAAGTATATCAAAGGAACCAAGATGCGTTTTATTGGCCTCAAGAAGAAATCGGACAGAGATGCTTTGATAGAGTATTTGAAAGAGAATCAAAATGAAAATTGAGTGGGATTTTGAACAAGACATGATGAACTGTTGGCATGTTGTTGATGACATTAAACAGCTAGCCGCAATGGTTACGGATAGGAATGCATCTAGAGATAATATTGCAAATGTTCTTCTTGGTTTACAGGTACTATATAATGATAGATTTACACAATTAATGGACGGCTTTATGTTTGTACAAAACAACATTGATACATCGTGGGTGGAATCTGAGAGAGAT